CGAATTCGGCTATTATAAACAACATAGCGAGACTTGTTTACGGAAAAGGACTATCTGCCTTAGACGCTAACAGAAAGCCTGCTGAGTACGCTCAAATGATGGCTTTATTCAGTAAGGATGATATACGTAAAATTATTGTAGATCGTAAAATGTTAGGACAATATGCTTGGCAAGTTCATTACAACGATAAACACGACAAGATCCTGAAAGCGTTTCATATTCCAGTAAACTTATTACGTGCAGAGAAATGTAATAAAGACGGAGAAATCGAAGCGTATTACTATTCAGATGATTGGACAGATGTAAAGAAATATCCACCTTTACGCATACCTGCTTTCGGATTCTCAAATGAGAAAATAGAAATCGTTTACTTCAAGCCTTATTCAGTTGGGATGAAGTACTACTCTTACGTTGACTATCAAGGATCTTTACCTTATGCACTTTTGGAGGAGGAGATAGCAGACTATTTGATCAACGAAGTACAAAACGGATTCTCTGGAACTAAAGTCGTAAACTTTAACAACGGAGTTCCTACGGAAGAACAACAATCAATGATCACTTCCAAGGTGATGAACAAACTCACAGGTTCAAGAGGTCAAAAAGTAATCGTAGCGTTTAACGACAACCAAGAATCAAAAACTACGGTTGACGATATTCCTTTAAACGATGCTCCAGAACACTACACATACTTATCAGAGGAGTGTTTGCGTAAGATTATGCTAGGTCACAATGTTACTTCTCCTTTATTATTTGGAGTTGCTAGTTCAAATGGCTTCAGTGCTAACGCAGACGAGCTTAAAAACTCTGCAATCCTGTTTGACAATATGGTGATCAGACCATTCCAAGAAGAAATTATAGAATCGATTGATCAGATTCTAGCATATAACGGAATCAGTTTAAAGCTATTCTTCCGTACATTACAACCTTTAGAGTTCACAGACCTTGAAAACACGCAGACTACCGAAGAAGTTGCAGAAGAAACAGGTACAGATGGAACGCAGTTAAGTTCACAAACAAACGCTTTAATTGATTTAGGTGAAGATGCAGACCCAAGTTGGATTTTAATTGATGAAAAACCTGTTGATTACGATAATGACGATATCGAAAACGAGAACCTAGCAAAAGAAGATAAACAAAGTCTTTTAAGTAAGATTGTAAATCTTGTTTCTACAGGCGACGCAAGACCTAACATAACCAGTAAGCAAGACAAAACAATTGATGGCTTTAAATTCGTTGTTAGATACAAATACGCAGGTGAATTAACTAAAAATCCTAGAGACTTTTGTACTGCAATGGTAAAAGCTAATAAAATTTACCGAAAAGAAGATATCTTAAAAATGGAGAATCAAGTTGTTAACGCAGGTTGGGGTCCACGAGGAGCAGATACTTATTCAATTTGGTTATACAAAGGTGGAGGTAATTGCCATCACAGATGGAACAAGCAAGTATACGCAGTTGCATCAGGTAAAGCATTAGACTTTCCTAACCAAAGACAAATCGCACAAGCAAAGGCTGCAAAGTTCGGTTACACGGTAACAAATCCACAATTAGTTTCAACTCGTCCTATTGATATGCCTAATCAAGGATTCTTACCTAAAAACGATTAAAAAATGGCAGAAGCACTATTTATTACGAGAGACGACATCGTTCGTTACACAGCTTTAAATGGCAATGTTGATACGGACAAGTTTATTCAGTTTATTAAGATCGCACAAGATATTCACATACAGAATTACTTAGGTACAAAGCTATTCCAAAAGCTACAAGCAGATGTTATCGCAGGAACTCTTGCAGGGAACTATCAGACGTTAGTTACAACTTACGTGAAGCCGATGTTGATCCATTGGGGAATGGTAGAATATTTACCTTTCGCAGCTTATACAATTGCAAACAAAGGAGTTTACAAGCATTCATCTGAGAACTCAGAAAACGTAGACAAAAACGAAGTAGACTATTTACTAGAAAAGGAAAGAAGTATTGCTCAGAACTACACACAAAGGTTTATTGACTATATGGCATTTAATCAACCATTGTTTCCTGAGTATCGTTCCAATAATAACAACGACATCTTTCCTGATTCAATGAACAATCATACAGGTTGGTATATATGAGAAAACGGATTAAGCTAGGTAATTACAAACCTAAAGAAACTAATGTAGAGAAGCTTCGTGTTTTTCTAGCTAAACTAAATAAAACAACAGTGCAAAAATGAAAACCAATTTAACCTTATTAGCATTCTCCATTTGCACAATTTTAGCACCTGTTAAACCTTTAGTAATCATTGCAATTTTATCTATTATTTTAGATACGTGTTTTGGCATTTGGAGAAGCGTACGAAAAAGCGGATGGAAATCAATTCGCTCCCGTAGACTATCTCACACCATTTCTAAAACACTTTTATATAGTGGAGCAATAGTATTTGTATTCTTGTTAGAAAAGTATGTTATAGCTGATATTCTTGCTCACTTTATTGCTATTGATTTAGTGTTAACAAAAGCGTTTACTTTCTTCTGCGTTTACACGGAGATAAAAAGTATTAACGAAAGTTACTTCTCAGTTACAGGAGTTAATGTATGGGATAAGTTTATTAAGTTTGCCAAACGTAGTAAAGAAACATTAGAAGACCTGAAATGACATTAATAGAAAAGTACGTTAAGTTCACAAAGAAATGGGAAGGTGGACTATCCAGAGACAAATCAGATTCTGCATCTAGCTATCCTTGTCCAACTGCTTACAAGGGAAAAACGGGATATCACACAAACGCAGGAATAACTTATAAAGCGTGGGTTTCTTTCTTTGGAACTGATAACGATGCGAGATTTTATTTAATGAACGCTGCTGATTGGTTTGCAATATTCAAAAAAGGCTACTGGGATGGCGTTCGAGGTGATGCTTATAATTCACAAAACATTGCAGTATTCGTTACAGGGATGGCGTGGGGAAGTGGTGTTAAACAAGCGTCTAAATCTTTACAAGTAGCAATCAATCATTGTGGCTTACTTTGTACAGTAGACGGAATTATCGGAGTAAAAACGATTCTCCTAGCAAACTCAATTAAACCACAAGTTTTATTTGATGCATTAACTGCTGAAAGAGAAAGATTCTTTTACGCAATTGGAGTAGGTAAAAACGCTAAATTCTTGACAGGATGGTTAAACAGACTAAACGATTACAGACATACATTCAGACCGTAATATTAGGTATCGCAATCAGCATTACTTTATTTTCGTGTTCTGCTAATTATCACGTTCTACGTGCAATCAAAAAAGGCTACAGATGTGACGAAACTAGCGACACAATACAAGTTTCGACAATAGACTCAATTCCTTACGTTTTAAGAGACTCAATTTATTGGGAGAAGGTAATCGTTCAGAAAGATACAATAGTTCGTTACAAGGCTTCTTTTGTGCCTAAAACACGATTCCTGACACGTATTGAATACAAGTACAAAACAAAATACATCAAAGCAGAAGCACAGAAGGTAAAATATCAAAACAAGTACATAACAAAAACTAAGATCAACTGGTTATTTGTGATCATTGCATTTATTGTAGGATTCCTAGTTAGGTTAACCTTAAGCGAAACCTTCAGAAGCAGGATAAGACTTCTCACTAAACTTTAAGTATGAGCAAACAAAGTAGATTCAGATTACAAGAAGACGAAATAGAAATATTAAACTCTTACAGGGCAATTAAATTAGAATCTAACGGACTTGGATTAGACGATAAAGACGTAAAACACGGATGGATTAAGAATAAACACGCATCATTGTTCTTTAAAAATCCGAACTTTAAGGAAGCTGAAGAAGTAAATTACAAAGAGCTGCAGGAGTTAATCTTGCAAGACATCAAAGATTTTAAACCTGAGTATCCTACTATTTTTAGAAATCCATCAACAGACGGACACTTATTAGTTGTTGATCCTGCTGACATCCACATCGGAAAGTTATGCGAAGCGTTTGAAACAGGTGAAGACTACAACAATCAGATCGCAGTTAAACGTGTGAAAGAAGGAGTTCAAGGAATCTTAGACAAGAGTTCTGGATTCAATATTGACAAAATACTTTTTATCGGAGGAAACGATATCCTTCACATTGATACTCCTAAACGAACCACTACAGGAGGAACACCACAAGACACGGACGGAATGTGGTACTCTAATTTTTTAATCGCAAAACAATTGTATGTTGATATCTTGGAAACTCTGCTATCTGTCGCTGATGTGCATTTTACCTTTAATCCATCTAATCACGATTACACACACG